CCCCATCGGGGGTAGTAATCCAGGGCACTGCCTGTTGGTAACCATTCCAACCTCATGCCTTGGCCTAACTACCTTCCCGTTCTCGTGAGAGACGGGGGTGGTCGGTTCGGGCTTGAAGATGGGCCTTGGTGATTCATCCCGAAAGATGAGCCAAACTACATACTTCTAAACACTTACCATGCTTAAACTTAAGTTAAACCTCAGCAGGATCATAATTATGTTCCTGTCCAAGGCATACTTAGGGCTTAAGCCTGATAAGGGGGTAATTCAGACTTGGACTGAGATGATCTGCCACCGGGAGGCCACTCGGGGAGGCGTAGATACGATAGGATGGATAAAATCCCTCCGACTCGCATGTACGCGCTACCTTTGTGGGCAACCTTTGTCAGATACACCAGGGTTTGGTATCACTCTCGACGGAGACGGACTGCCGCATGCTGCGGCTCTCCCCTTCGTTGAGTTGATACGTAACAAGCGACCACCCGAGATACGTCTCGCACTAACCCTGTTAGGGTTTAGCAGGATAATATCTGGCTGGAAGAGCCCCGACCTAGATCCAATCACTCTCCCTGCTGTTCCAGTATCCTCCGTGATGGAGGAGGAACTCACAGGCATAGTGAAAGGACTGGGTTGGAAGCTCGACGTTCCCGAATGGGAACGTCCGCATGTTACGACCAAATCTGGCCCCAATGCGCAAGCCTTGATCGGAAGTATCGAGGACGCTTCTCTCCTCACCGAGGACCAGATTAGTAAACTGGCCCTTTGTGGGGGTGAGAAGTTAGCCCTTACGATTAGAACAATCCGATCCGTCAGCCCCCTTGCTTGGTGCGAGTTAGTCGGGATAAAACCGAAAGGAATTATCTCCAGGCTTTCTTGCATCAAGGACAAGGAAGCTAAGAACCGAATCGTTGCTATCCTTGATTATTGGACACAGACATGCTTCGAGCCTTTGCACAAAGCGCAGTTTGCGCTTTTGCGGAGCCTCAAGTCTGACTGTACCTTTGATCAAGGTAGCTTCCGATCTAAACTACCTCGTCAAGGACCGTATCACTCTTGTGATTTGAGCGCTGCGACAGATAGAATGCCTGTATTGCTACAGAAGTCTATCCTAGCGACACTCACTTCACCGGAGTATGCGGCTGCATGGTGGTCATTGCTATGTGACCGAGAGTTTAAGCTAACATGGATGCCTGGCTCCGTACGCTACGGAGCGGGGCAACCCATGGGAGCCTATAGCTCTTGGACCACATTTGCGATTACCCATCATGCGATAGTGCGACTCGCTGCTAAGCGAGCGGGCCTCCCAATCACTTGGGAAGGTTACGTATTGCTGGGCGACGACATCGTCATTACTAACGATGCTGTTGCTCAGCACTACGCCACTATTCTTGGCGAATTAGGAGTAGAAGTTTCTTCGATGAAAACACACGTGTCAAAAAACGCGTATGAATTCGCGAAGAGATGGATCTACTTAGGAGAGGAGGTCACCGGGGCTCCACTCGGTTCCCTGTTCGAGGCGATGCGCTTCGTTAATATTAAAAAGAATCCAAACTTGCTTCCGACGGAAGCGATAAGGAGACTTTCATATTACGAGGTCGCTACCTGGTTCAGAGAAGTCGAGCAGCGCTGGTTACCGCGAGGAAGTGCCTTGGTTTCCCGGGGCTTGTTAGCGGAGTTCTTCCTAGCTCTGGGGCGAGGTAGTCTGTCAGACCGCCTTGCCGACAAAGCATGGAAGTTCTATCTATTGCCTTCGCGAGAAGACACTAGACTCCTGAGACGTATCAAGTGCGAGAAACTCGGCTCGATAGTCTTGGGAGGGATCCTAGGTTGTTTCTCATTCAAGAAATCTTCCGAATTCATCGGAATCTATCTGAATGAGTGCAAAGCTAGGGTCCTAGAATCCGCTATCAAGCGCCAAGTGTCGGAGCTCTCTAGATTCCAGTTGGAATTAGAGCGTTTCCGACCCTTGGTGCCTGAAGGGTTGGATGCCCAATCGTTAC